TTATGTGGATGAAATGTGGATGCCTCCTTTTAACGGATTAAGTGAAATTGCATCCTGGAGGAAATCAGGAGCGAGGTGCGCATAGGTCATAGTTTGCTGGATCGTGGCGTGCCCCATAATTCGCTGGAGCGTAAGTATATTTCCTCCATTAATCATAAAGTGAGCAGCAAAGGTATGGCGTAGAACATGTACAGCCTGTCCTTTTGGTAGGTCTGGCTTAACACTGCGAAGCACCTTGCGATATTCCTCATAATTGACGTCAAACAAAAGGCCGGATTTCTTTGTTTTGATCTCACTAACAACTTCATCAGAGACAGGAATAATTCGAACTTTTCCGTTTTTAGTTTTGTTAAACGTCACGCGATTATTGATGATGTGTTCCGCGCGCAGATTTTTCGCTTCTCCCCATCTCGCCCCAGTACTGAGACAAAGTAGCGTAATCCGCCGGGCATCACCGCTTACTGCATCCAGTAATTTGGCGATTTCTTCCGTGGTGAGATACGTCATTTCGGGTGATTTTCGTTTCAAAGAGGGGAGGGCGCGGAGCGGATTTTCTCCGTGAAATTCCCCGGCATTTGCCAGGAGTGTAAACATTCCTCCGAGATCCGACTCATCACGCCGAACAGTAGACTCTTTTACTCCCAAGGATAAACGGGAGCTTCGATAAGCGGCCATGAAACGAGCATTAATCTGGCTAACCCTTGGATCATTCATTTCTTTGATGATTTTTTTCAACCTGGTTAGAACGCCGTTAGCATATGGCTTATTGCGTCCACCCAATTCCCACCATAATGGAAGCAGATCTGAGAGATGACGTTGCTCTGTTGGCTTTTCAAGCCATTCCTTATCGTGCATGTGGCTGAGAACATAACGCTCAAAGGCCACTGCATCTGCCTTTTTCTTAAAAATCCGCTGAATCCGACGTCCACTTCGGCCACGCGGTCTAACATCCACTTTATACCGTCCACCATCGAGCGCTTTAATTGCCATTGGCAAGCCCTCCGGTGAAACGAGGAAAGACATTTCCAGTTTGTAAAACGTAAGAATAATAAAGGGTTAGCCAATTTTCCTTTCGGATGGGGGTAAGTCCGTTGGCTCTTGCCCATAGTGTGCGAGAGCCGGAGCTATCTGCCCGGATTCAGGCGCAATTTTCCCAGTCATAAACCACAACGCATATTTCTCAAATCTGGGGTTGTTTAGTATTTGCTCAATTACTTCAGCATTAGGGATAGTTTTACCGCTTTCATATCTCCACAGAGCATCACGGTTTAAACCAAGCATTTTTGCTGTATCCGGGAGGCTAGTAAGTCTCTCGCTTTCACGCATGATTTTTATGCGCTCTCCAATAGTCATACGCATGTTGCAATTCTCCAACGTCTGTATTAATGTTTATACAAATGAGTTTGATTTGGGGCATCCGTCGCAAGAAATACCCCAAACAGGGAGATTATCACATGAATGAAGAACTATTGAGGGCATTGTTTAAGATCCCAGACCCCATCACCGTCGATGAGTTTTCCCGCCGCACAGGTAAGACCGAATCAGCCGTAAGAAAGTTGGTAGAGCGTCGACTCATCCCTCTAACTACTGAGCGCGAGGTTTTAGGCGAGGAAGGGAGTTCGCGCCGTCTTCTCATCCTTTGGAATGAGTGGCTCGAAATGGTCTATGACGCAACGAAACAGCTTCCTCCTGAGCGTAAAGATTGGCGCAATCACTGGCTTAAGAAAGCCAAGAAGCTGGCGGAAGATTTGGGATTAGGCTTTCTTAATTTTGCTGCATGAGATGCAGGGAGTTTTGATATGAAACAGCAACGTAATTCACGCTTTCGTAATGGTGCTGAACGCCACGCTAACCGTTTCGCTACCAGTGCATCACGCAGCAACATCCGCTACAGCCTGAGTGATACACACGCAACGCCGGATGGCTACCCAGTAAAACAAATCGGCGAGCATGCCTGGCTTATTGAGAAAGCTGGAATCGTGGTCCACAAATGCCCACGCAATCCGTTTACCGGAAACCGCATTTTTGCATTGAGCTGCGGCGACAATCAATTCGGGCAGGATTTCACATTATACGAAGCACTTCGCACGGTTGATCGTCTGCTTCGTGGGCAAAGTTTTATTAAACAGGCTGATTTATAACAGGTGCTTTATGACCAAAGAGCATGCACAAGGTGTATTTATCCGTTTTATTGATTTTCGCGGTGAACTGTTATTACGCGCATCAGCCATTGACGGAGTTGTTCCATCCGAAAAAAACGCAGCTACTTACGTTTATCTGAACGGTACGCGCCTGACTGTGGAGCTTCCGTACCAGACCGTGCGAGAAATCATTAGCGAGGCTGAAAAGGCACGTCAGGTTAATGGCGATGAACCATATATCGAAATTATTTGTATGGATTCAGAAGCTGAAATTCAGAAAGCAGATTAAAGGGCGTTGCGATGGGCAAAGAATATAAAACTCTCATTAACAAAGCACTTGAACGATTTTATTTTCGCTTAAGTGCATCAGGCGCTCATGCTGAACGCGCAGCCCGTGACTCATTGACCAGGGCAATCCGGAGTTTGTATGACGTCGCTTTTTACGCTGATGATCTGGATGCACTTAACGAACTTTCCGAGCTGATCTGTGCCGCAGAATGCGGGGAACATATTGAACCGTATAAGCTGGGGAATATCGCATGAGTATATTTATCTCATGGCTTGTTCTGATTATTTCGGTGGCCTGCGCCATTGGAATTATGCGAATTATTCATTCAGTAAAAAAGATTGAACGTTTTTTCACTGATGAATAACGATACAAATAAAACATCAAATTAAATAAGAAAACGTGAAAACCATCCGTATTAACGGAGGTATTCGCACACGCAAATAACGGAGATACAAAAATGCACGCAAAAGAAGAAGGTATCATCAGAGCACTGAAAGAAATTTCAAAGACAGAAAACGAAGTAGCGAAAAAAGCCATAGCAAATAATCATATGGACGTCGCAACCCACACACTGATAGTCGCAAGAGTCACGACAGAAGCAGCCGAAATTATCGCAAAACAGGATGCTGAACTGGCGGTTCTCAGAACACAACCAGTCACCGGGCTGGATTTGTCTAACACCGGACGCCTTATTTACACAATTGGCTCGGAGCTACAGCGATACACCATTATCGCCGGATTACAGGATAAATACCTGATCACTCCTCACCCCATAAGGGAATCAGAAATTCTGACAAATCTCCGCCTGATAGAGCGCTCTCAAGTCGCATTCATTGATGACGCACAGCGCACCGTATTTAACGCATAGGGTTACTGGACAAAGGGGGGGGGGGCGCAATGGCAATTAAGCGTTTTTCCGTCATTCGTTTCACATCCAGAGGGCGTGAATACGAAGTTGACGAACGGCTGATTAAAACGCTCGACCGTCACCGTTCGCAACCTGACGCGCATCACATTTATCTCACTGACGACACTTACTTCTGCGCCACCAACGTGGTGCAGGTGAACCTTATCCGACACGTACAGGAGTCACGCAGATGAACAGAAGGAGAATTACACGCAGACATCGCCGTACACGCCTGAGCTCCCCGCCAACACTAAAGGAACTCATTCAAAGCGAGATCGGTGATTTCTTCGCTGGATTTGGATCACCTGGCGAACCAGAAACACCTGAAGCGATGCAGCGCGACTCATGATGCGCATCGATAACGTTTTTGACTTTTTCCTGAATAACAAAAGAGAGCAACCGACATGAACGAAAAGACCTGGTTTCGCGCATACGTGTGGGCGCTGGTATGCGTCCTCGTCTCTATCATTCTGTATGCAGGACTACTCCCCCGAATGATCTCATCAGACAGCTCCTTCCTGGTATTGCTGGGCATTTTTGTTGCCTTGCTGTACCCGGCGGGCGTTGTCCGCTTTTTCAGTAACTACATCAAAGCAATTATGGAAACCAAACAATGAAAAAACTATTACCACTCATCCCTCTCCTGATGACCACACTTCTGGTTGGCTGTGACCGCGTGGAGCCGGGCAATGTAGGCATCAAAGTCAACAAACTGGGCGACGATAAAGGCGTCGGTGAAGTGGTTGGCGTTGGTCGCTACTGGACAGGCTGGAATACCGAGGTTTACATCTTCCCGACCTTCAAACAAATGAAGACCTACGATGAGCCGTTCAGCTTTCAGATGAGTGACGGCACAACCATCGGCTATCACATCGGTGTGGCCTACAAGGTTGATCCATCCAAAGTTACTACAGTGTTTCAGACCTACCGCAAAGGCGTGGACGACATTACCGACACTGACCTGCGCCAGAAGATCGCCGATGCACTCAACCGACTGGCCAGCAAAATGACCACCGATAAGTTTATCGACGGTGGTAAGTCTGAACTGCTGGATTCAGCACTTAAAGACATTCAGGAAGAGATGACACCTATCGGCATTCAGGTAATGAGCCTCTCTTATGTGGGTAAGCCGGAATATCCGCCAACCGTTATCGACAGCATTAATGCCAAAGTCACGGCAAACCAGAAAACCCTGCAACGCGAGCAGGAAGTCAAGCAACGCGAAGCAGAAGCCAACATGCTGCGCGCAGAAGCTGCCGGACAGGCCGATGCCATTCGCACAAAAGCCCAGGCTGAAGCCGACGCCATTCGTTTGCGTGGTGAAGCTCTGCGCCAGAACCCCGGTGTTATGGAGCTGGAAGCAATCAACAAATGGAACGGCACGCTGCCGCAATACATGACCAGTAATACCGCTGTTCCGTTTGTTCCGGTGAAGTAATTAAACCCGGCCAGTGGAAACCGCTGGCCGGAGCAGCATCAGGATTTTTTAGTATGCCGTTCTCACAAAAAAACCGCTTGCCATGCCGCAATCAGTCAGGTTACATTTCCGCTGCACCTCATAAAACGGGTGCCGGGATTGGAACCCCGCAGACTACAAGAGCGCACAACCGCGCCAGCGGTTTTTTTGTGCGTACTGTATTGCCACGTCTTTTTCGCACACGAATTATGGTGGGGCGTACGGGGCCGATTTCGGTCGGGCCGGGATCTCTTGTAGCCGGTAGTTCCAACCCTGTACGTCTCACCACCCCGAGCTTGGAACCTCTGGATGGTGAGTTTTCACAACTTACTACAAGAGGCCACATATCATGGCAAACCGCAAACAGCACCGCGCTATCGCGGAGCGTCGTCACATCCAGACTGAAATCAACCGCAGACTTTCCCGCGCATTCCGCGTCGCTAAAATCATGCACATCAATATGCTGCATGAGCGTAGCTGCGAACTTTCAAACCTCTACTCATCCGCTGTTTTCAGCTATCTGGCGGATGATCTGCGCGAGCTTCAGCAGCTCATCCAGCAGCAAAACAAACTCCATTAATTCCTGTTCCGGGCCTTTCCTGCACCTTGCGGCGGGAGGCCTTCGCACATCTGTAACAAGAGGATTGCCGCAATGATTCTCGCCAACGACTTTCTTGAATACCTGCTCAACACAGAGCGTGATCTTGCCGTTCGCGTGCGTGAACGTTATGACATGTACCTGAAATCCCTGCCTGTACCGCAGCTCGCTGACGGAAAGATTGTTATTGATGGTCGCTACATGATTGACAGCCACGAGGGAAATTACAGGCTTTACCGCATTGAAGGTGGCACCCCGTACGTTATTGGCATTTACCAGCGCCCATCCTCTGCAATCGTCGATGTGATTGCCGACAGCATCCGCATCACACATCGCCATGCCGACACAGAAGACACCGTGCTGGAAATTCAGCGGCTGGCTACAGTCTGCCGCGACACCCTGAATGGCATGACGAAGTAAATCACTATGACGGCAGAGTACATCAGGGACTGGCAACAACCGCGCCACGCAGTGGGGCGTGAAGGAACGGGGATCCCCGCTCCTGAATCCGCGCTTTCCTCCTGGCTGGGTGCCTACCGGATAGAGAACGAGCGCCGCCAGGAAATGGCTGATGCGGCGTTCTCCGCCACGCCGCTGGGCAACCTGATTAATAAAAGCCTGGACGCACAGGAAAAACAGGACAAAACCATCACACTGGCAGGAGACGCCAAAAAACAGGCACGCGGCGCGGTGGATGAAGCCATGGCCTCGCTGCGCCTGCTGCCGTCCTATCTGCGCGATCCGCTTATTCGCCACCTCTCTTTCCTGCGCAAAAAACAGGAAGCCGATCGCCGGAAAGGCAAAAAGAGCTGGCAGGCAGAACGCTATGCACGCGGAACCCTGCGCAAAATATTCGAACGTCTGGATCGCACTGACGGGCGCTGGCTGACACCGGGTTATCGCTCCCTTGCCGGACGCGAACGCCTGGACGATTTGCTTTACCTGCCGCAGCTCAACAAACACCAGATACAGACGCTGGCCACCATGACGGCGGCGATGTTCAGCAGCACCTTCGAAAAACTCTGCGATGGCTTTGGCGCGACCGATGGCGAACTGACCATGGATGTAACGCTGAAGGCGTATCAGATGCTGGCCCGCATGGCGTTACACCTGCACGCCATGCCGCCATATTACGAAGCTCTGAACAAGAGCGATCCGGATACGGAACTGTTACCGGGCGCAATCCTTCGCCTGACCTGTGCGGACTGGTGGAAACGCAAACTGTGGCTGTTACGTTGCGAGTGGAGAGAAGAACAACTCCGCGCCGCCTGTCTGGTTTCCAGAAAAACATCACCCTATCTGAGCCAGGACGCGTTAAGCGAGTTTCGCGCACAGCGCGAGAAAACACGCGATTTCCTGAAAAGTTTCATGCTGGAAAACGAAGACGGGTTCACGATTGATCTTGAGACAGTGTATTACGCGGGAGTAAGTAACCCGGTTCACCGTAAGGCAGAAATGATGGCCACCATGAAGGGGCTGGAACTTCTGGCCGAAGCCCGTGGCGACAAAGCGGTGTTTCTGACTGTCACCTGCCCGTCAAAATACCACGCCACAACAGAGAACGGTCATCCGAACCCCAAATGGAACGGGGCCACTATGCGCGACTCCAGCGATTACCTGGTTAACACGTTTTTTGCGGCGGTCCGCAAAAAACTGAACCGCGACGGCCTGCGCTGGTATGGCATCCGCACGGTGGAGCCTCACCATGACGGCACCGTGCACTGGCACATGATGGTCTTTGCTCATCCGGAAGAAATCGACAGCATCGTGGCCATCACCCGCGATATTGCCATTCAGGAAGACCGCCACGAGCTGGGTGATGATATTACCCCACGCTTTAAGGTGGAGTATGTCGACGGCTCAAAAGGCACACCAACCAGCTACATCGCCACCTACATCGGAAAGAACCTGGACAGCCGCGCCGTGGATGGCATCGACCCGAAAACGGGCAAGCCACGCGTTGACCACGAAACAGGAAAATCAATGGCCGAGAGCGTGGAACGCGCCATCGGCTGGGCGCGCCTTCACCGGGTCCGCCAGTTCCAGTTCTTTGGCATTCCCTCCCGTCAGGTGTGGCGTGAACTCCGCCGCCTTGCCAGCCAGATGGCACGCAACCCGGAAGGCCCGCAACGGCTGAAGAATGACGCAATGGATGCGGTACTCGCTGCCGCCGATGCCGGGTGTTTTGCCTCCTACATTGAAAAACAGGGCGGCGTACTTGTTCCACGTAAAGACTACCTGATTCGCACCGCCTACGACCTCGCCGATGAGCTGAACGATTACGGCGAACAGAGCGTACAGATTTACGGGATCTGGTCACCACTCATCGGGGAATCCTCCCGTGTGTGCACGCATCCGGATAACTGGAAGCTGGTAAAACGTAAACCGGAAGCGGAAGACAGCGCCCGCGAAAATGGTTTTGACCTTCAGGGCGGCCCTGCCGCCCCTTGGACTCGTGGCAATAACTGTCCCCGCGTACAGGAAACAGGCAACAACGGGACAGAACAGCCAGCACCGTGGCCACAGCTCCCTGGCGGCGTTGAAGTAAATGAATGGATGCGCTCACTGAAACGACACGAGCGCCGGGCGCTGATGCGTTCGCTTCGTGACAAACAGGTAAAAAACAGCAGTGATGAAATGCAGAGCTGGACACAGAGCCGCAAACAGCCGCGGCCTTTGCCTGATAACCACGAGTTACTCGCTAAAGAATGGCGGGAGTCTGCTGAATCTCTCGGCCTGCATATCGGTGAACAGCAGATGCAGCACCTGTTACGGGGCGGCAGTCTGTACGTTGACGGCAGCATCATTGCACCGCAGGGATTTGAAATTGTACGCAAACCGGATACCCGCCCGGACAGCCGAATCACGCAGCTCTGGCAGCGCCTGAGCCGTAATCACGGCGTAAGCAGCACGGAGATCCGCCATAACCCGGTCGCCAGCTATCTGGCACAGCTCGGGGCATCAGACCCCGAAGCCGCCGCACGCCTGGCATCCACACTTCAGCAGGACCAGAACACCATGAAAACCCCCGTTACCGTGCTTTCTGACATGCTGCGCGCCATTCGTGACGCAGAGCACGCACAGAGAATCAGTGAAACCACTGAACGCGCCCGCCGCAAAGCAGACCTGCTGCGGGGTAGCCTGACCAGTGGAAACAAAAAACAGACAGAAACGGGATTCACAAATCCCGTAAATGAGCAAAAAACGCGCCGCGATATATGAAGCGCGCACAAAACAGGCGAAAACGGGATTTAAAAATCCCGTAAACGATTAATTAATCAACATAAGGAAAATCGAGATGAGAATTTGTATCGACGACGGCTCCACCAACATCAAGCTGGCATGGACTGAGAACGGCGAACGCCGCAACGCCATCAGCCCGAACAGCTTCAAGTCGGAATGGTCTGCGCCGTTCGGTGGCACGCAGCCCGCGAACTACATGCTTGATGGCGTGCGCTATGGTTTTGATCCGGTCAGCGATCGCTTTGTCCAGACGACCGACACGCAATACCAGTACAGCGATGTGAATGTCATTGCCATTCATCACGCGCTGGTCAAATCAGGCATCACGCCACGGGAGGTGGATGTGGTTGTCACCCTGCCACTGAGCGAGTATTTCGACACAAACGCACAGCCGGACATGGCCAACATCAACCGCAAAAAAGCGAACGTTATGCGCCCGGTGGAGTACCAGAACGGCGAAGCATTCACTATCCGTAACGTGCGGGTTATGCCTGAATCCATTCCGGCTGGCTTTAAGGCACTGGCTGACATGAGTCCGTTTGAATCCCTGCTGATTGTGGATTTGGGCGGAACCACGCTGGATGTGGCAAAGGTTCAGGGGCAACTGGCAGGTATCAGCCAGGTGTTTTGCGATCCACACGTAGGCGTTTCTCTGATGGCCGATGCCGTACTGTCGGTGATGGCCACTAACGGTATGCGCACCAGTCACCACATCGCCAATACCATTATCGAACATCGCCATGATGAAGCCTGGTTGCGCCAGCACATCCACAATGACGCGCATTACGCCAGCCTGATGGCGATTATTCGTGAAAAGGAAGAAACACTGAAACAACGCGTGATCCGCGCTCTGGCGGTTTTTTCGGGTTACGGGCGGGTGATGGTTGTCGGTGGCGGGGCGGAGATTGTGGCACCCGCTATCCGCGAAGCCTGCGGAGTTAATGCGACTTTCATCGCGGACGGGGTGCCACAATTTGCTCTGGTTAATGGGCTGTACGCAATGAACAAGGAGTAAACCAATGACGACACCAACCAGAAGAATAAGTTTCTATCTGAAGCCAGCTGCCGTCAAGAACGAAGGAGAAGCATGCGCCTGGCTGGACAGCCTTACACCAGAAGCCCGCAAAAGCGGCCAACGCGTGGCTTTTCTGGCCGGGCTGGCACTTCTGAAGACGAATCCGGCAGAGGCTTACCGACTGGCCGCATGGGCTGATGATGAGATATTACCTGTGACACAAATCAGCTCAAAAAAGTTTGAAGCACAGTCTGCACCAGTGGCTAAGATAACCAGCCAGATGGCTGGGAATATCCGGGCGTTATTTCCTGAGTAAAAGCATCTGCGCGAAAAATGCTCACGTTTATAGAGACAGTATCATTCCATCTGGCACACTTACTTCAATAATCGATCTGTTAAACAAATAGATTGTCTATTATCTATCGATTAAAACGATCAATTATCTTGACAGTAATGTGCCTTTTTGTAAGATCGTTCGCATTGTGAGCGACAAGATAATTGCGCGGCATTGTCCATGCAAAACGCCCCAATAGCAGCAACTATTGGGGCGTAAAACTCGGTCGGACTCACTTAACCTGATATGCGTGCCTTCCGAAGTAAATCAAAATGTGCGTCGTATATTTTATTGCTTACACGCACCTCTGTAAAGGCACGCATATTTTTCCTATGAGGTAAATAAAGTGCGGGCTAAAACAGGTATTTGCAAGAACCCTCATCGTTATAATCCAACATTTCTGTCTCTCCCTGAATATCAAGGACAAGAAGGTCGGCACAAATGCGCTGCCTGTGCTTTTGAGCTAGGCATAAAAGATGCGCTTGAAGGACGCGCTATGGCTCAGAATGATTTAGTTTTAGCTAACATTCCGTTTAGCCAGGCTGGAACTGTAAGGCACAGAGATGCCTATGAAGCATATGTTCGTGGTTGGCGATTAATACACAGCAACAATTGATACTTTTGAAGCGCCGATAAGGCGCTTTTTTTGTTTGCACGATAGTGCACAAGTTTGCACAATTTTTTTGAACGACTTTTTGTACTTCCGGCCCGCGTGGTGGCTGGATCCGTCAAGGATCCGTACGTGCACAAAAAAACGCGTTTTTTCTGCGCGCAGGTGACGGGGGAACAGCCCGCGTTTCAGGGGGTAAATAGCATTCCCTGAACGATGTCGCAGAGACACGACAGAATGGCCGTATTTCTCACGCTGAGCATGAAAAAGACGTGAGGGCTTTTGATTTAATGGGGTGAAAGGTAAGGCCGTCAAAATCGCACTGAGACGGCGAGAACATGCAGTCAACGCGGTGGGATTGCGTAAGAGTCTGACTGTCGATGATGGCAATCAGCAGGAAAGCGTCGTGAAATTATCTGACTGATACAGGAGCTGGAGAGTCGGGGCATAAATTTTTTATGCCCCGGCGAAGCAGCAGACAAGCGAAGCGCGTCAGGATGTGGGCTGGGTGTCTAACAGTGCGTAAGGGTTAAAGCGGATCACATCTTCGCCAAGCCAGTCATTGATGTGCTTCATGGCCTCCATGACGGGCATCAGCTCGTTAATTGCGTAAACCCGCGCGGCCTTCTCCACATCACCAAACGCACTTTTTTCGCCCGGCATCGCCCCCATCAGTTGCGGCGGAACGCGGTGCGCAGCCAGCACATCATCACGGGATGCCGCCTTAACATTCATGAACTCATCTTTTGCGGTGATCTGCTGGAACGGCAAAATTTGCACCCCTTCTTTGCCCCCGTTGGGCGCATGAATGAGCACATTTTTAAACGCACCACCACCACGTGCACCCTGTAACGTTTCTTTCAGGGAGTCCATGCTTTCGCGGTTTACCTGCGCTGCACCGATGTAGATGATGCACCCGGCGTGGGATCCATTGTCGTAGTACAGTTTTCTGAACATGTCCGCCGAATGAGACAGGCTGGCCGAGAGTAATGCGCCAAGATATTCCGGCATGCCGTAAATTTCCTGGTTAATATCCGGATTCATCAGGTGGCACACTTTGCCAGGGCGAAACTGGAACGCGTCCTTGCCATCCTGCACATACCACCATGATTCAAGATCGCTTCCGCGTCGCATGTATTTCGCCAGTGCGTGCCGTAATTTAAGCGGTTCGCCGAGCATATTGCTTCGAAGCTCAAGAAATGCGTTACCGAACACAAACCAGTCCAGCGCCAGCGCCGAGAAATCCTGCCGGGAAAGCAGCGGGTGCGGGATGTAGCAACCGAGTAATACATTGCGCTTAAAGTAAAGCGCAGACTGATGCCAGGACGTTTGCCGGGCAGCTCTTGCCAGACCGTACCAGTCCACCGGGGTTTCATACCACCGCCCGTTATCAGCACAGTACATATTGTCCAGCAGGTCATGCCCGGTCAGGCGATAAGGACCATCAAATGTGAATGCACTGAGCGATGATTCTTTCCTGAGCGCATCAGCGAGATCAATGCGTGAACTCATGCGCACTTTTTTATTTTTTCTGCTCATCAGAACTCCATAACCGTGAAACGCTCGTTTTCTCCTTCGCCGCCAATCGGTTCGTTAATGACAGCAAGCATGGTTGCCCACGCAAGGTCGCCGTGGCTGATCCCCCTCGCTCGGTCCGTTTCGTAAGTGATAAAGCCGCCCGGTGTTTTCACCTTACGCACGGCGTTAAAGGCCGCGACCAGCTCGCGTTCGGCGCGATCGTATTCCCACCGCCCGGCACGCATTATTTGCAGCATTTTCAGTACCAGCGACCGTTTTGATGACAGCGTGAAGGTGTACGGAATAGCAGCAGGGAAAAACCGTTTCACTATCTGATAAACAGCCTCCCCGTTCCCGCCCGTCACATCAATGCCGATGTGTTCCACGTTGTAGCGACACGTGAACTCTTCAATGACTCTGGCCTGTTCTTCAAACTCCAGCCCCTGAACGCGTCGCGTCTCCACCGTTCGAAAACGGCCACCAGGAACAGCCGGAGGAACCACCACGGACACAGCGCCGCTGTCGCCGTTGCCACTGCTGCCGTTTGCGTCATACCCAATCCATACCGGACGATTCCCCATCGGGCGGGGAGCAAAAGGTTTCCAGTCTTTCCAGTCGTCGTATCCGTCAACACCGCAGCCAATCAGGATATTCAGGTTAAATGCCGATTCCCCTTCGCGGACAAACTCACACATATAGAGATTGAGGAACTCGTCTTCGGTGTTTTCATCACGAATTTCGTCGATATCGGTGTGTTTCCAGCCGTAATTAACCACATCTTCCAGCGTGACAATTTGCCGCCACGTCCGGTCAGGGCAGATAAGCCCGTTATGCAGCGTTTTCCAGTCCACAGAAAAACGCTGGCGTTTATGCGTGGCCTTTTTCTCATTCCAGCGGTCGCCGTTCCAGTAGGCGTATGCCTCGTGCGTTTCGGTGGATGGCGTGGAGAAGTAGGTGCGCCGCAGTCCGCTGAGGGTTGCCATAGCGCCAGCCACCTTGCGCAGTTCAGCAAAGCGACTGACCCAGAAAAATTCATCAAAATAAAAATTGCCCGTATAGGACTGTGCCGACGCAGCAGAAGTGCCGAGAAAATGCAGCTCTGCGCCGTTGGAGAGGATGATTTTATCGCCCCCTTTCAGCTCCACATCAACTTCAGCCGCGGCCTTCTGAATAATGCTTTTAAACTGGAACGCCTGACGACGCGACGCAGACAAAAAAATCTGGTTACGCTGGTAAGGTTGCGCCACATCGTCACGCAGCGCCATCAGCAGAGCTTCCTGTGCAAAATACCAGGTCGCCCCAATCTGTCGGGATTTCAGGATCATCCTGTTACGTATCCCGGCTTCCCTGCAAAGTGTCAGGGAGTCAAACCAGCCCCGCTGATGCCACTCCAGCCTGCTGATGATTTTTTCCCGCAGTGCGGAAATCTGTTCCGGCGTGAAATGATTTTTGAGTTTTTTCGCCCGGCCTTTCTTTCCTGCGGCCATCACATCCGGCTGGCCATCATGCAGCTTTTTAAGCTGCCGGGTCAGCAGGTCTATTTCCTTAAAGTCACCGCCTGTTTTATTCTGTTTTTCAGTAAGCTGAATGAGGCGCGCATCGATGGACTGCGTGACACGCTGCACGGGTGGCGTTTCATCCCACTGGTCACGTTTTTTCCACGCATAAATCGTGTTCGGGTTTATTCCCATCAGACGTGATATTTCTGCGGGCGGATAACCCTGCCAGTAAAGTTGCCGCGCACGCTGGCGCACAAAAGCGTCCTGAATCATTGCTCCCCCTGAGTAATTACAGGAAGATTACCCGCGCGCGAAACTGTTCTCCTTAACCCCCTGTTCTGGCCGTTTTCTTACAACAAAAGCCCTTTGTATCAGCCTGTTACGCTTTGCCATCATGACTGAAGAACCAGTCAGAGGGGCAAAAACTATGGCTAATGAAAAAAAGACATCCCGCAAAAAGTTTCGCGTGGCTGTCTCCGGATCAACTGTTGATGGCCGTGAAATCAGTCCGGTGCATCTGCGTGAAGCCGCCGAGAACTTCAACCCGGATGTTTACGCTGCCCGCGTGAACGTTGAGCACTATCTCTCGCCATGCCCGTCAAGCGAATTTTCCGCAATGGGCGATGTCACCGCACTGAGTACGGAAGACATTACGGAAGGTCCGCTGGCCGGACGTACTGCGCTGTATGCAGAAATCGAACCGACCGAGCGCATGAAGCAGCTTGTCGCGGACGGCAAGAAAATCTATTCCAGTATCGAACTGCACCCGCAGTTCTCCGTTAACGGGCGCGCCTATCTGGTCGGGCTGGCGATGACCGACACCCCGGCAAGCCTGGGCACTGAGCGCCTGAAATTCACGGCACAGCAACGTCAGGCGGTGATGACGTTCAACAGTATCCAGGGTGAAGCGCCGCTTATCTCCGAAGCCATCTAGTCTGAAATCATCGAAATGGCAGAACAACGCCAGGAAGAAGGCACCCAGTGGTTTAACCGCGTAATGGGGATTATTGGCCGTGGCCGCAAAGCGGATGACGCCAGTTTTTCCCGTATTCAGGAAGCGGTGGAAGGCGTCGCAACGTCACAGGCCGACATTATCGACCGTTTTAATGTGCTGGAAACCCGCCATCAGCAGGACCGCCAGAAAATTACGTCACTGACCACAGAGCTGGCAGCACTGAAGGAAAAACTGCGCACGCAGGACGGCGATCCGCAGAACCGGTTCACCGCAACGGGCGCAGCCTCCGACCAGCTGGCTGACTTCTGATAAGACAAAGGAGCAAATTTTTATGAATCTGGTGATGTCAGATAATGCCCGTAACAAGCTGGGCCGCTACATGACGCAGCAGGCGTCGCTTAACAATATCCCGGTTTCTGCGCTGGTATCGCGATTTACCGTCAACCCGGCGATACAACAGCGTTTTGAAAACGCCTCAAAGGAAAGTACCGAACTTACGAAAAGAATTAACGTGATCGGTGTAACTGACCAGAAAGGCGAAAAAGTTCTCCTGGACACCACAGGGCCGATTGCACGCACGAATACCAGTTATGATGGTACAGATCGCCGTAACCCGATTAACGTCGTCGATATGAAAGCGCGTCAGTACCAGTGCGAACAAGTGAACTACGACACGTTTATCTCATATCCGAGGCTTGACGCATGGGCAGCGCACAGTGATTTTCAGTCGCGCATCAGTACACAGGTTGCCCGACAGGTGGCACTTGACCGCATCATGATCGGTTTCAACGGTACATCACACGCGGAAAAATCCAATTTCGGCACTAACAAACTGCTTCAGGACGTTAACGTGGGATGGCTGGAGCACATCAGAACCAATGCCAGCGAGCGCGTAATGAATGACGTGACGCTGACCTCCCGCAACATGGACAACACCGTGGCACACGCGGGTAAGTATGCGAACCCTGATGCACTGGTACAGGACGCGCGCTCATCCCTGCTGGATGAATGGCACAAGGAAGCTGACGACCTCGTGGTGATTATGGGGCGCAACCTGTTTAACTCGCTGCGTCTGCCCGTGCTGAACAGCATCAGCGGCCAGAATCCTAATGCGGAATTACTCGCCGGGCAGCTCATTCTGTCATCGCGCACCATTGGCGGGCTGGGCGTGTTCCTTGCGCCGTTCTTCCCGGATTCAACGATGCTGATCACCTCATTCAACAACCTGTCAATTTACTGGCAGAAAGGTTCAATGCGTCGTCTGATGAAAGACGAACCGGAATACAACCGCATCGCCACCTACCAGTCCATCAATGACGCTTATGTCGTTGAAGACTATGGCAAGTGCGCGATGGTCACTGGCCTGAAGTTCGCCGACAGCTAATCAACTCACGGCGGGCATCATGCCCGCCTGTAACGGAGAGAACAAATGATTACTCCTGCACAGCAACACTGGCAGAACGTGATGGCACAGCGCGCAGGCCGGGCGAATGAAGGCGTGGACCACGCCGCGCGTACCGCGCATGAAGAGGTGCTGTATCGTCTGCGTCTGGCACAGGCCCGGCTTAAGGGCGTACAGGCCAGAAGCGCCAAAGCCGCCATCAAAAAAGAGTTGTTGCCGGACTTTTCCGGCTGGATTGAGGGAACACTGGAGGCTGACGGCGGGCAGCAGGATGAAGTGATTGCCACGCTGATGGTGTGGGCGATTGACTGCGGCGATCTTCCGCTGGCGCTGCGTATTGGTGCATATGTGGTCCGTCACAACCTCATCATGCCGGATAACTTTGGACGTACTGCTGCCACGATACTGACCGAAGAAATCTGCAACCCGGTACTGACGCAGGCCGGGACGGATGCCGACGCGGATTTGTCCGCCTTTATCGAACCACTGGACACCCTCCGGGAGATTGTCACCAACCAGGACATGCCGGACGAAGTGCGCGCCAAATTATGCAAGGCCTGCGCCTTTGCCCGCCGTGGCCTGAGTGATGCGGACAGCATGGCCCTGTCACTGAAGCTGCTGCGCGAAGCAATGCACCTGAACCCGAACGCAGGTGTGAAACGCGAGATTGCAACCCTTTCCCGCGCCCTGAAAAAAGCCGATTCCGCAGCCGCACCAGAAGACGCCAGCACACCACAGGCGCAGGACGAAAGCAGCAAAAGTAAAAAGACAACGCGGAAGCCTGCAACACGAAAAACCACCGCGACGCAGAAGGCGAAGCGCGGTTAACGGCTGACCCCGTCAGCGGGCGGCGTGCGCGGTGTTCCGGTTTGACTCCGTGACCGTTTACACCGCGCACCCACCGCCCGATTTTTTCAGGAGTGAACCCCATGAGTATGGTTGCCAGAACCAATCCCGGACCCGCAGAGGACGACATCACCGATACCGATGATGGTGATACCCGTATTTCAGCGGGTGCATTCTGGCCGGATATTGTGCTGCGTGAGCTGCGTCTGGCGATACGACTGCCGGGGCGCGTGACCACCTCCCGCCTGCTGCATACCGCCACCGGGGCCGTGGCACACGTTACCCGCGAGCTGGAAGCGTGGCAGCAGGAACAGCAGGCGGCTGGCCATCAGACGCTGGCCGATGTTCCGGCACCCGTAATTAACGGAGAAAGCGTCAATCTCTGGCACTGGCGCAATGCTGTTTATACCGCCACACGCGCCCTGATTCTGGAGCGTTACCGCGATGCGGACACAACGGACAAGGGCGACCGCCGGGCGGACGCACTGGATATACAGACATCGGATTTGTGGCGCGATGTGAGCTGGGCCATCTCTGACATTCTGTGCCGCCCGCGAATCTTTGCGGAGTTGTGCTGATGAAAGTGAAGGCACTGGAAGGCGACACCGTGGATTCGCTCTGTTTCCGGTACTACGGCACGACGCAGGGCGTCACCGAAAAGGTGCTGGATGCCAACCCCGGACTCTGTCAGCAGGTATTTCTGGACGCCGGGCAGGAAGTGGAGATGCCGGAGCCGGAGAAGAAGAAACGAGAAATGATTCAGTTGTGGGGGGAGTAGCAGTGAGCACCATTCAAACAGGGATCACAGAGCAGGTTATTGCGTGGCTCTTTGACCACCTGCCAACGGTGTATGCAGTAGGCGCGGCGGTCAGCATTTCCGCGCTGATGAGTCTTTATGACGGACGAACACTGGTTCAGACCGTAACGGGATCGCTGGCGTGCGGCGTTCTTGCCATGGCCGTGGCCGGGTCGTTGCGCTTCTTCGGGTTTCCTGAAGATGCCGTGACGTTTATCGGCGCATCAATCGGTTTTATGGGCGCAGAGAAAGCACGCGACAAGGTTATTGCAGCCTTTAATCGCAGGGTGAAGGAGAAGGACGAATGAGCAACACATTTAAATTCAGCAGCCGGAGCGAAAAGAATTTGCAGGGCGTAAATCCTGATCTGGTGAAAGTGACCCGACGGGCACTGGAAATTTCGGAAGTGGATTTTGGTATCACAGAAGGGTTGCGCAGCCGTTACCGCCAGAAGCAACTTGTGGCCACAGGTAAGAGCCAGACCATGAACAGCCGCCACCTTACGGGACATGCCGTGGATGTTGTGGCTTATATCGGCAGCCAGGTGTCATGGGAATGGCCGCTGTACGAAAAAATCGCAGCAGCATTCAGACAGGCCAGCCGGGAACTGAATATTCCGGTGGAATGGGGCGGCGACTGGAAGACCCTGAAAGACGGACCGCATTTTCAGTTACCACACGGAGCCTATCCGGCATGAAGCTCTGGCCCACGCTGGGCGTCGCTTTCCTTCTGATTGCCGCATGGGGAACATCCATGCGTCTGTCGTGGTCGCTGGGCCGGGAGAACGCCAGAAACGAAGCGCAGGCCAGCGCCCTGAAACGTACCGTCGACACCCTGAATATCATCAGCGCCGGGGTACAGGATATGCAGCAGGTGCTGGCGCAACTCCGCGTGGAAAATCAACAGCGAAATCAGGACGGAGAGGCCAGACGTGAACAGCTACGCAACGATATTGCAAAAGATGAATGCGCCCACGCTTTGCCTGACGCTCGTTTTACTGACAGGTTGCGCAGGCACGCAGAACGCGCCACGGCCAGCGCCGTCAGTCCGGCTTATACCGCAGACGCTGACCATACCGGTAACGCCTCCCCCCTTCCCTGACACTCCCACATGGGGAAATCTCGGTATATGGGGCGACCGCCTTCTGGATGCACTGGAAACCTGTAACGCGGATAAACGGGCCATTGAATTACTGGAACAGCGCAGGCTGCAACGACTGAACAACGAGGACAACAACCATGCTGAAAACTGATTCCCTGCGTGAAGCCATGACCCGTTCATGCCGATGGTGTCAGGCCAACCCGGAAAAATTCACCATTTTCGTGGAGAGCGGCAACATTGAAACGACCGGAGAAACGCCCTCGTTTGTTTACCGCTATCAGATGGTGATGTTTGTCATGGATTACGCCGGGGAGCTGGACGACCTCACGCTGCCGCTACTGGCGTGGTTATCAGAAAATCAGCCACAGTTGTTGCTCAATCCGGAGCGTAATCAGGACATCAAATTCTCCGCCGTTATCAATGACGATGACAGCGCCGATCTCCTGTTTACGCTCCCCCTGCGGGAACGCGTTCGCATCACGCGCAGCAGTCAGGGCACGCCGCAGGCAGAACACCTGCCGGAGCCAAAACCCCGCCTGCCCTCTTCCGAAGGCGACTGGTCGCATGTATTCCAGGATGTGACGTGGGGTGAAAGCGATGGATAAGGCATTCACCCGCGTGGATGAAACCTTTGAGGCCATCCGCGACAGCCTGAATCAGCAGGCCATCAATAACATCGCCAGAAAGCTGGCACAGGATTTACGCCGCGCCCAGCAGGCACGTATCCGGTCACAGAAAGCGCCGGACGGGACCGCATGGACACCACGCAGACGCCGCGTAACCCGGATACAGGAGCGCATTCGCTTTATCTGGAATAACGAAGCACGCACGCTGAAAAACTGGCATCACGACACGGGGAAATACGGGCGAACCATCACCGGGTGGGATGAGGATAAAAACAGCATCCGCACGTTTTACCGGGATGACATCGACCGCTTTCTGGAAATACGCACCCGGCGCATCAACCAGGACAGCACAAAGCGCGTCCCCATGTTCGTAAAACTGCGCACCGCCCGCTACCTGAAAGCCCGTGCAGATGCTTCCGGTGTGACGGTGGGTTACAGCGGCGTGGCCGCACGTATTGCACGCGTTCATCAGTTCGGTGAGCGCGATCAGGTTGCGCCGGGCATTTTCACCGATTACCCGGTACGTGAGCTGCTGGGTATCAGCCAGGCAGATGAGCGCCTGATTTATAACACGGTGCTGGGCCGGATTGCGGAGGCTGTACGGTGAGCGCAGAACTCATGCGGCTACTGAGCAATATCATCCGCACCGGGATCATCTCTGAAGTTGATGAGAAGTCCTGGCGCGTGCGCGTTCGCAGCGGCGAACTGGAAACAGGTTGGCTGCGCTGGAACACCACGCGCGCGGGAGCCTTCAATGTGTGGCTGCCGCCATCACCAGGCGAACAGGTGGTAATTGCCTGCATTGGCGGCAACCCGGAAACCGCCATGATAATTGGCAGCCTGTGGAGTGATGCCATTCCGGCCCCCGGCAAAAGCCTGAAAGAAATCGTGGTCAGCGCGCCGGACGGCGCGGTGTTCCGCTACGACGCGGACGCAGGCGCACTGAGCGCCAGCGGCATGAAAACGGCCACTTTACAGGCATCCGTCAGCGTGACACTGGATACGCCCGTCGTGGAATGCACAGACCTTCTGAGAACGGCGACGCTTGACGTCACAAAAGGAGGAAAGATGAGCGGCAATATCACGCACAGCGGCGGCAACTTCACCTCAAACGGCATTACCGTGCATACGCATAAACACGGTGGCGTGAAAGGCGGCAGCGATTCGACAGGAGGCCCGCAGTGACAACCCGCTACACAGGAATGAATCCGGACGGGACGGGAAACCTGAACGATATGGAGCACCTGAAACAGTCAGTCAGGGACATCCTGATCACCCCGCTGGCAAGCCGGGTTATGCGACGGGAATATGGCAGCCTTGTGCCTGATTTGATTGACGAACCCATGAATAACACCACGCGTCTGCAATGCATGAGTGCTGCCGTGATTGCACTGACACGATGGGAACCCCGCATTGCCCTGGATGCCATCGACGTTGTCTGGAAGGCAGGAGGCCGCGCCGGGGTGACGCTGTCGGGCACTGTCATGCAGACCATGCAGAATGTTGAATTAACCATCACGCTGAGAGAGTAAATCATGCCTGCCGTTGACCTTTCACAGTTACCGGACCCGACCATCATCGCGGAGCCTGACTTTGAAGCAATTCTGGCTGATACAAAAGCCATGATGATTGCGTCCTATCCCGCCGAACAGCGTGAAGCCGTTTCCGCCGCGCTGGAGCTGGAATCGGAACCCCTTAACGTTATCGCCCAGACAACAGCGTTTCGTGAAATGCTGTTACGCCAGCGGGTTAACGAGGGCGCACGCGCCTGCATGTTAAGCCACAGCGCCGGGACAGACCTGGACAACCTCGCGGGCAATATGAACACAAAGCGCCTGGTTATCACTCCGGCAACGGATACCACCGACGCGGTGATGGAGAGCGACACCTCGCTTAGACTGCGGGCGCAACGGGCGTACGACGGCCTGAGTGTTGCTGGCCCGTCAGGTGCATACGAGTATTTTGCCCGCAGCGCCAGCGGTCTGGTGCGTGATGCGCGGGCTATCAGTCCGTCTCCGGCCAATGTGACGGTTTCCATCCTGTCCACTGAAGGCGACGGCACGGCAACGGAGGCGTTGCTTAATACCGTTCGCGCCGTTCTGAATGCAGAGGATACCCGCCCGGTGGCCGACCGCCTGACCGTACAGAGCGCCAGAATCGTGACATGGCGGCTGAATGCAAAACTGTACTTTTACCCCGGCCCGGAATCCGAACCTATTCTGGCTGCGGCGGAATCGTCGTTCAGGAAGTGGCTGGCTGAGCAGGGGCTTATCGGTCAGGACGTGGCGCTGTCAGCCATTGCTGCCGCACTGCATGTGCACGGTGTGCAACGCGTGGAGATAATCGAACCCACACAGAATATGGCCATCAGCGACATACAGGCGGCGCGCTGTGAGTCATTCACCATCAGCGAAGGTGGGCGCAATGAGTAATTCACTGTTACCGCCATCAGCCAGCAGTTTCATGCGTTGCGCCGAAGCTGTCGGAGCGCGCATTACAGACATCCCAGTAGACCTCAACACGCTGTGGTCACCGGACACCTGCCCGGTGCATCTGCTGCCTTATCTCGCCTGGGCATTTTCCGTTGACCGCTGGGATCGCAACTGGCCGGAAGAGACAAAGCGACAGGTGATTCGTGATGCATGGCTGATACACCGACACAAAGGGACCATCAGCGCACTGCGCCGGGCCATTGAGCCGCTGGGATACCTCATTCGTGTGTCTGAGTGGTGGGAGTTCGGCGGAGAACCGGGAACATTTACCGTTGAAGTCGGCACGCTGGACAGTGGTGTGACCGAGGAAATGTATCTGGAAATGGAGCGGTTGATTGCTGATGCCCGCCCGGTCAGCCGCCACATGACAGGGCTGAATATCATTCAGGAGATTCAGGGAGATATTTTCGCGGCGGCAGCAACTTACGACGGCGAAGTCATTACCATTTATCCGGACGATTAAGCATGAGTACCACAACACGTAAATTTAAAACCGTTATCACCGATACGGGTGCCAAAAAATTAGCTCAGGCAGCCGCGCCAGATGGTAAGCCTGTCCGCCTGACTCATATGGCCGTGGGCGACGGTGGCGGCACGTTGCCCACACCAGACAGTAAGCAGACCCGTCTGGTGCATGAGGTGTGGCGACACACTGTTAATCGCGTCATCCTGGACGCAACACATCAGAACCGCATTATTGCGGAGCTGGTTATTCCTCCTGAAACGGGCGGATTCTGGATCCGGGAAATTGGTGTATTTGATGAGCACGGCGATTTAATCGCGGTGGGCAATACTGCCGAAAGTTACAAGCCAGCCGTTGCCGAAGGGTCCGGTCGTGCACAAACATTTCGCACCATTCTGACCGTATCCAGCACTGCCACCGTGGCGCTTACCGTGGATAACACCATGGTGATGGCCACAGTGGATTACGTGGATGACAAACTGAAAGAGCATGAACAGTCACGACGTCACCCGGACGCCTCGCTGACCGCAAAAGGCTTTGTTCAACTCAGTAGCGCCACTAACAGCGATTCTGAAACGCTGGCCGCAACGCCGAAAGCGGTTAAGGCCGCGTATGACCTGGCTAACGGAAAATATACCGCTCAGGACTCCACGACGGCACGAAAAGGGATAGTCCAGCTCAGCAGTGCAACCAACAGCACGTCTGAAACGCTGGCAGCGACACCAAAAGCGGTTAAGGCGGTAATGGATGAAACGAACAAGAAAGCCCCATTAAACAGCCCGGCACTGACCGGAACGCCAACAACACCAACTGCACAACAGGGAACGAATAATACCCAAATCGCAAGCACGGCTTTCGTTATGGCCGCGATTGCCGCACTTGTAGACTCTTCACCTGACGCACTGAACACGCTGAACGAGCTGGCGGCGGCGCTGGGCAACGACCCGAATTTTGCGACCACCATGACTAACGCGCTTGCGGGTAAGCAACCGAAAGATGCCACCCTGACGGCGCTGGCCGGGCTTGCTACTGCGGCAGACAGGTTTCCGTATTTTACGGGGAATGATGTCGCCAGCCTGGCAACCCTGACAAAAGTCGGGCGGGATATTCTTGCGAAATCGACCGTTGCTGCCGTTATCGAATACCTCGGTTTACAGGAAACGGTAAATCAGGCTTCTGGCGCATTACAGAAAAACCAGAACGGCGCAGATATTCCGGGAAAAGATACCTTCACCAAAAATATTGGTGCCTGCCGCGCATATAGCGCATGGCTGAATATTGGTGGCGATAGTCAGGTCTGGACAACCGCGCAATTTATTTCGTGGCTGGAGAGTCAGGGAGCATTTAACCATCCTTACTGGATGTGCAAAGGCTCATGGGCTTATGCAAACAATAAGGTCATTACAGATACAGGTTGCGGAAATATTTGTCTTGCAGGTGCTGTGGTGGAAGTTATTGGCACTCGCGGCGCAATGACCATACGCGTTACCACGCCGAGTACGTCCAGCGGCGGCGGAATCACTAACGCTCAATTCACTTATATTAATCATGGTGATGCTTACGCTCCTGGCTGGCGACGAGACTACAACACGAAAAACCAGCAGCCTGCATTTGCTTTAGGGCAAACAGGAAGCACTGTCGGAAATGATAAAGCTGTTGGCTGGAACTGGAATAGCGGGGTCTATAACGCAAACATTGGTGGCGCATCGACATTAATCCTCCACTTCAATATGAATACGGGGAGCTGCCCTGCTGTACAGTTCCGCGTGAATTACAGGAACGGCGGTATTTTTTATCGTTCAGCGCGTGATGGTTATGGATTTGAGGCTGACTGGTCAGAGTTTTACACCACAACCCGCAAACCTTCTGCGGGAGATGTTGGTGCATATACGCGGGCAGAATGTAACTCAAGGTTTATTACAGGTATTCGCCTTGGCGGTCTGTTATCTGTTAAGACATGGCATGGCCCCGGCTGGTCTGACAGGTCAGGTTATGTCGTTACGGGTTCAGTTAACGAAAACCGTGATGAATTAATTGATACAATTCAGGCAAGGCCAATTCAGTATTGCATTAATGGGGTGTGGTATAACGCGGGGAGTATTGAACGATGATGCACTTAAAAAACATTACTGCTGGCAACCCTAAAACAAAAGAGCAATACCAGCTAACGAAACAATTTAACATCAAATGGCTTTATACAGAGGATGGGAAAAACTGGTATGAGGAACAAAAGAACTTTCAGCCTGATACGTTGAAAATGGTCTATGACCACAACGGCGTTATTATTTGTATTGAAAAGGATGTTTCAGCAATTAATCCGGAAGGCGCAAGCGTCGTTGAATTACCTGATATTACAGCAAATCGCCGGGCTGATATTTCGGGTAAATGGATGTTTAAGGATGGCGTGGTAATTAACCGGGAATGCACTTATGAAGAACTGGTGCAGCAGGCAAAAAATAAAAAGAGCTTATTAATGCGACAGGCCGATGATTGCATGGCCCCCCTTCGGGATGCTGTGGATTTGGATATGGCGACAGAGGGGGAAAAGGAACAGTTACTGACCTGGAAGAAATATCGGGTGTTACTAAACCGTGTTGATACATCGACCGCGCCGGATATTGAATGGCCGGAAGAACCAGACACAATGTAAGCGAAAAAGAAAAACCGCAGACACGACGTATGCAGGACGTGCTGCGGTTGGCTGGCGAACTTTCGATAGTGCGAGTATTGAATGATTTCCAGCCGTTACTGATTTTATATAACTGTAGTGGAGTTATTCAACACACAGGCAAAACAGAATAATCTGAGAAAAAAAGCGTGCTTCGCCAGTCCGGGGCGAAGCACGTCTGAATGACACCTGAAAATTTCCCGTCCGTTAAGTGTCCGTCCCGAGAGAAGTGGGGAACCATAACACCCTGTCGGGACGCAGAAAGAAACAACACAACTTGCAGGGATATTTTCTTGATAAAGCATGAATGAGCAAGTGATTGTTTGTGCTGGCGGGGATTTTAGGAATTTTTTTTGCAGAAAACATACCAATTGGTATACCAAGTTTATACCAAGAGCCAAAAAGGCAAAGGGGCTACCATTCGGTAACCCCTTGATTATCTGGCGGAAGCGCAGAGATTCGAACTCTGGAACCCTTTCGGGTCGCCGGTTTTCAAGACCGAAGAAAAATAAAGAAAAATCAGTACAATACGCAAAATAGCCGAAAAGTTAATCAGACTTAACACCAAGAAAAATCAAGATATTAGGGAGTTATTCAGAGTTAATATACCAAGTCTTTTTGCCAGAAAATTTTCTGTATTGCCTACTTACTGACCACAAGCGGCAAATCCAGTGTTGGCGTGATTTTGGTTTTACGATCGTAAATCAACACCTGATTTTCTGTTTTGTGTCCACTGAAAATTTGTTTGTC